AAAACTTGAAAAACGACTTATAAAAGAGCTGGATGATTCAAATTTATTAAAAGCCAAAATGACACAGACAAAGTTGAAAAGACTAAAGGCTCTGCAAAAACAAACAAAGGAAACGGTTAAAACTACCTATAAAACGATAGCGAAAGAACATACCAAAACACTAACTGGGGTAGCATCTCTTGCCGAGAAGCAAGTAGTCAAGGCTATTAATACTGCGGTGAAGTTTGAAGTTTCTACAGTGGCTATGAGTAAATATATGCTTAAAGCTATTGCCTCAGATACATTATTCGAAGGTGCTCCTTCTGAAGAATGGTGGCGCAGAAGAGGTGGAGCATTTCATAATAGATTTGAAGATACTATACGCCAAGGAATGATGCGTGGTGATGATACAGGAACTATCACAAGAGCATTAATCGGTACTGCTAAGAACAAATATAAAGATGGTGCATTTGCAGCTAATTATAGAAGTGCTGAGGCTTTAGTAAGGACATCCATTCAAGCAGTAGCAAATGAATCAAGAATGAAAACCTATGCTGATAATGACGATTTAGTAAAGGAGATTGAATGGGTATCAACTCTTGATGCGAAAACTTCTCAGATTTGTATGACGCTAGATGGCAAGAAATGGAAAAATCCAAATATGGAGCCAGTTGGACATAATATTACATTCCCTGGTGCTACTGCTCATTGGGGTTGTCGCTCTGCTACAGTTGGAGTCATTAAAAGTTGGAAAGAGTTAGGAGCGAAAGGTAAATTCAAGGAGTTTCCAGAAAGCACAAGGGCGAGTATGGATGGACAGGTAAGTGAGAAATTAAGCTACGAAGGGTGGCTCAAGACAAAACCTACAGAATTTCAACGGGAAGTATTAGGTAAGAAAAAGCATAAATTATGGCAAGAAGGAAAACTGTCGTTTACCGATATGGTAGACCAATCAGGAAATGCTCTAACTTTGGAGCAGTTGGAGAATAAGATAAATTTATAATATGAGGTGAACAAAATGAGTGAAGAAGAAGTAGAAAAAAAAACAAAAACCAAGACGAAAACTTACTCAGCAGATGAATACAAAGATGCGCAAGAAAAGTTGGATGAGTTTCGTAGGAATAATATAGAGCTAAAGCAAGACATGGAAGTTCTAACTGCTAAGTTTGATGGTATTGATGTTGATGTTTATAACGAAATGCTTAATCAACAGCAAGCACAGAAAGACAAAAAGCTGATAGATGCTGGCAAGATAGATGAGCTGTTAGACGAAAGAACCAAAATCATGCGAGAAAAACACAACAAGGAAATCGAGAAGATTCAAAAGTTGAATAAAACTCTTAATAATCAACTCGAAACTTTGGTAATAGATAATGCAGTTCGTGATTCGGCAGCTAAATCAGGCGTGGTTGATACTGGTATTGATGATGTGTTATTACGTTCTCAATCAGTGTTTTCTCTTGATAAGGGTAGAGCTGTACCACATGACCAGAGTGGCAATATTATATATGGTGAGGGAACGAGTGAGCCGATGTCAGTGCAGGAATGGGTTAAGAGTCAGATTGAAGTTGCACCTCATCTATTTAAAACTTCACAAGGTAGCGGATCAGAACACACTAAAAATTTCATTGGCAATAGTATGAATGATGCTTCACCACTGGATAAGATTAAAAAAGGTCTAGCAAAATAATTAAAAAAACATCTCCTTTTATAGTTTTCCACCCTTCGGGGTGGTTTTTTTTACAAAATATAACACACAAATAAAAAATACAATGAAAACTTGTGGTAAAATGCGGTTAACGCACCGAGTGACGTTTAAGCGATACGGGGTATCGTGACAAACCCTACAATTTTCCCGGGGAAAAAACGTAGTAAGTTTATTTTATAACTTGCCTGTTTTTTTTCATTATATGGGCAAAATTTAGGAGAATGCAATGGCATCTGTAACTCTGGCTGAATCAGCCAAACTCTCACAGGATTTGCTTGTAGCTGGCGTTATCGAAAACGTTATTACGGTCAATCCTTTTTATCAAGTTTTACCCTTTCAATCAATCGATGGAAATTCACTAGCCTATAACCGTGAGAACGCTTTAGGCGCAACTGAATGGACAGGGGTTGGTGATACAATTTCTGCTGGTAAAGCAGCAGCGACTTTCACTCAAGTGACTACAAGTTTGACAACTCTAGTTGGTGATGCGGAAGTTAATGGCTTAATTCAAGCAACACGTTCTAATATCAATGACCAAAAAGCGGCACAAATAGCATCAAAAGCTAAATCTATTGGTCGTGCTTATCAGGATAAACTAATTAATGGTGATGGCACTAGTGATGTTATTACAGGATTAATTAGCCTTGTTGCTTCAGGTCAGAAAGTTGCACCTGCTACTAACGGCTCTGCACTGTCTTTTGCAAAAATGGATGAGTGCATGGACTTAGTGACAGACAAAGATGGTGATGTTGACTATATACTGATGAACGCTAGAACAATCCGTTCTTACTTCACACTGCTAAGAGCACAAGGTGGAGCAGGAATAGGTGAAACAATAGCACTACCATCAGGAATAACAGTACCAACATATCGTGGTGTTCCAATCTTTAGAAATGACTATATCCCTATTAACCAAACTCAGGGAACTTCATCTGCTGCTACTACAGTGTTCATGGGTACTTTAGATGACGGTTCAATGAGTCATGGTATCGCAGGTTTAACTGCTTCTGGTAATGCAGGTGTTTCTGTCGAGGAAGTGGGAACAAGCGAAACTAAAGATGAAACTATCACCCGTGTTAAGTTCTACAACGGTCTAGCTAATTTCTCTGAAAAAGGCTTGGCATCTATGTATGGCATAACTAACTAAAGTTTAATCAAACCCCTGCTCTAGGGTGGGGGTTGTAACCGAGGGAATGTATGGCAATAGACGCAACGGCTGGCGGTGCTTCGGCAGATAGTTATACAACTGTAGCAGAGGCAGATACTTACCACGATAACCATTTATACGCTACCGATTGGACAGGAGCTACAACAGCGAACCAAGAAAAAGCACTCAAGATGGCTACTCGTATCTTGGATGAGAAGATTGATTGGTCGGGGTTAAAAACATCTGAATCACAGGCATTAGCTTGGGGTAGAACAGGGGTAACAGATGATGGCTATTCTGTGTCCAGTAGTATTGTTCCAAGTCCTATCAAGAACGCAACATCTGAATTTGCTCGACATTTATTAGGGAGTGATTTAACGGTTGACGCTCAAGGTAAAGGTTTAAGTAGTATGGCGGTTGGTTCAATCACTTTATCGTTTGATAAAACTGATACGGCAGGAGTTATCCCTTCGATAGTGCAAGAAATGTTAAGAGGTTGGGGAACGATTCATGCCCGTTCTAAATTCGGTACGGCTACTGTAGTGAGGTCGTAATATGGGCTTACGAAGTTCAATAGCAAACGCAGTTAGTTCAGCAGTTACCGCAGTTGGCGATATAGCTGAAACTATTACCTATGTGGCAACTTCAACAGGTGAATATGATACTTATAGCGGTCAAGTAAGCGAAACAACAACTGAATATACTCTAACGGCTGTGGTATATCCTTTTGGCGCATCAAGAGCAGGTAATAATGACATTATGGATGAAATTACTGCTGATCTTGCCATATTATTTGCGAGTAAGGATTTAGCTGTAACTCCCGATACCAACGACCTGATAGTTAGAAATTCAGAAAATTACAAGATTAAACAAATAACACAAGACCCAGCAGGTGCTTCTATTAGATTAATAGTAGGAAGAATGATATGAGTTTTGATAACGACTTACAAAGATTCATTACAAAAACAGGTCTTGAGGCAGATATAGTAATCCGAAAAATTGTGCTTAAAGCTTTTGAAATGGTGACGAGGAAAACCCCAGTTAAAACAGGTAGGGCAAAAGGTAACTGGAATGTATCGGTAGGCTCTATTGATAGAAGTGTTGATTTGAATAAAAAAGGTTATAAATCACCAACTCAAAGAAAAGGTGATGGTTTAAAGCCAAATTACATTGTAAATTCCTTGCCTTATATAAGAAGATTAGAGTATGGACATAGTAA